GGAGGAGCGGTACCGGGGCGCGCAGAACCAGAACAAGGCGCTGTCCAAGTCGGCCGCCGGCTGGAAGCGGAAGTTCGAAACCTTGGAGCGCAAGACGAAGGGCTTGCCCGAGCCGGCCGCCGATCCGGAGCTCGAGGACGAGTGCCCCTATCCCCCGGAGGTGGCGTGATGTTCGGAGGCGAATTCCCACCCCCCCGCGATTTCCAGGAGAAGACGCTGGAGGCCCTGCGCGAGGGCATCCGGCTGGGCCACCGCCGGCAGTGCGTCATGGCGCCCACCGGCGGCGGCAAGACCTACATCGCCATGCGGCTGGTCAAGAAGACCACCGACAACGACCGGCGGGCCTTGTTCGCGGCCGATCGGATCACGCTTATCAACCAGACCTCGGAGACGGCGGAGCGCTACGGGCTTTGGAACCACGGCATCATCCAGGCCAACAACCCGCGCATGGACCTGTCCCGGCCCTTTCAGATCGGCAGCCTCCAGACCATGCAGAGCCGCGGCTGGCCGCAGGACCTCGACCTGGTGATCGTGGACGAGTGCCACTCCCTGATGAAGACCTGGGTGGACTATGCGACCCAGGATTACACCTCCTGCCCGCGCTGCAAGTCCGGGCTGATCGTGGACCCGGCCCGGCCCGAGTTCCCCCGCTGTGAGTCGGCGAGGTGCGGCTGGCGCGCCCCCATCGTCGTCGGGCTCAGTGCCACCCCCTTCTCGAAGGGCCTGGGCAAGGTCTTCACGAACCTGGTCAACGCCGCCACCATGGCCGAGTTGACCGAGCTGAGGATCCTCGTTCCCATGCGCCTGTTCTCCTGCCGGAAGCCGGACATGTCCGGGGCCGCCACGGTGGGCGGCGTCAACGGGGAGTGGACCGCCGAGGCCGCCAGCGACCGGGAGATCGCCATCGTGGGCGACGTGGTCACCGAGTGGACCCGCCACGCCTTCGGCCTGAAGACCATCGTCTTCGGCGCCACGATCGTGCACTGCGAGGAGCTGTGCAAGCAGTTCCGGGAGTGCGGCGTTCAGGCGGCCGTCTTCACCGCGAACACCACGGACGAGGAGCGGGCGGTGCTGCTGGAGGAATACCGGCGCCACGACTCCAGCCTGCGCGTGCTGATCAGCGTGGAGGCCCTGGCCAAGGGCTTCGATGTGCCCGACGTGGAGTGCGTGTGCGACTGCCGGCCCTTGCGCCGGTCCCTGTCCACCGCCATCCAGATGTGGGGCCGCGGCCTCCGCGCCTCCAAGGAGACTGGGAAGACCGAGTGCCTGCTGCTGGACTTCAGCGGCAACATCATCCGGTTCATGGCCGACTACGAGCGGATCTTCTTCGAGGGCCTGGACAAGCTGGATGATGGGGAGAAGCTCGACAAGGAGGTCCGGAAGGACGAGGAGGAGTCCCACGAGCCCAAGGCCTGCCCGAAGTGCGGGTACACCCCGTTCGTGAAGAAGTGCATGCACTGCGGGCACGAGGTCAAACCCGTGTGCCTGGTGGAGAGCCTGCCGGGCCATATGGAGGAGGTCATCCTCTGCGGCAAGAAGAAGCTGGCCAACGACAAGATGGACCTGTGGACCCAGGTGGCCACCTACGCCCGGCAGCGGGCCAAGCCCGGGGGCAATCCGGCGGGCAGGGCCGCCCACCTGTTCAAGGACATCACCGGGGATTGGCCGCCGCGCGGCTGCAAGTTTGAGACCACGCCCTTCGTGGAGCCCACCCGGAACACCCTCGACAAGATCCGGTCCCTGTCCATCGCCTTCGCGCACAGGAGGGCGTCGTGATCCCCCTCGAAAAGACGACAGCCGCAGCCCAGGGCCGCTGGCGGGACATCCTGCTGCACTTCGGCGTGGAGGCCCGATACCTCGAGGACCGGCACGGGCCCTGCCCGCTCTGCAGGGATGGTGAGGACAGGTTCCGCTGGGACAACACCGAAGGCAACGGCGGGTACTACTGCTCGGCCTGCGGGCCCGGCTCCGGCATGCACCTGCTCATGGTTCTGAAGGGCTGGGATTTCCCCCGGGCGGCCCGGGAGGTGGACGCCTTCCTGCCGAACGCCAAGGCGGAGCAGGTCCGGGCCGTGCGCAGCGAGGAGTCCAAGCGGGACTACATGCGGCGGATGTACACCGAGTCCCGCCCGGTGACGCCCGGGGACCCCGTGGGCCTCTACCTGGCCCGGCGGTGCGGCGACGTGGCGCAGCTGCTCGACGACATCCGGTATCACCCGGGTCTGAAGCACAGCATCGACGGCCAGGTCCACCCGGCCATGCTCGCCTTCATGGGCTGGGACCCGGTGAAGCGGAAGTTCTCCGGGATCCACCGGACCTACCTCACCACCGACGGCCGAAAGGCCGCGGTCGATCCTGTCCGGATGGAGTACGGCCCGTCCGGACCCGTGCGCCTCGGGCCGCCCGGCCCGGTCATGGGCATTGCCGAGGGCATCGAGACGGCCCTGTGCGCCCACGCGCTGTTCGGCCTGCCGGTCTGGTCCGGCATCTGCGCGAACGGGCTGAAGGCCTGGATGCCTCCGGAGGGTGTGCACCAGGTCGTCATCTTCGGCGACAACGACCCCAACTTCGTCGGGCCGGCCGCCGCGTTCGAGAAGGCCCGGGCCTTGGCCGCCAAGGGCTACGAGGTGCAGGTCCAGATCCCCCCCATCGTGGGGCAGGACTGGGCGGATGTGTGGGCGGCAACACCGCGCACGGAGGTGGCCTGATGTCAGGCGGGTATTCCAAACTCTTTTCGGGCATCCTCACCAGCTCCATCTGGTGCGAGCCGGACCACGTCCTCCGCGTCTGGATCGCCATGCTGGCCCACTGCGACGCGGACGGCTACGTCCCGGGGTCGGTCCCGGGGTTCGCGTCCATGGCCCGCGTGGGCCTCCCCGCGATGCGCGAGGCCATCGCCAAGCTCAGCGCTCCCGACCCCGACAGCCGCAACCAGGACAACGAGGGCCGGCGCATCGAGACCGTGGAGGGCGGGTGGCAGATCCTCAACTATCCGATCTACCGGAACATGTGCCAGGACAAGCCCGGATCCAAGGCCAAGGCGATGCGGAAATCGAGGGCCAAAAACAAGGGCGCTGACCCTGGGTAACACGTTGCAAAACCGGTAACGCGTTACCTCCCGTGGTAACGCCAGGTAACACCGAGTAACGCCTGCCTCTGCTTCTGCTTCTGCCTTTGTTTCTTTTCCTGGGCCACCAGAAAAACAGGAACACGTACAGCACCCCACCCCCCCTGCACCCCCGCGAAAGGACACCCCATGAACACCACCTCCCCCACGCTGGCCCAGGAATCTCTCACGATCATCCACCACCAGCCCACCGGTGCTTTCTATCTCCAGAGTGCCCAGTCGGTCGGCTACGGCACGCAGCGCCTGGTGCAGAACGAGGTGATCATCCCCTTCGGCTCTTTCTCTTCCCGTCCGGATCCCATCCGCCGGGCCTGGCTGTTTGTGGAGGCGAACCGTGTGATGAACCCGAGACCAGAACCCCCCGCCCCACCGCCCCCCTGCACCCAGGCGCTGCGGAACACGCTCGCCCGGTGCATCGACTGGCTGGTCCCCCGGACCCCCGCCGCAAACAGTGAGAACCGCTCGCAGCAGGTGCCCCGATGAAGCCCGATATGGAGTCCCGCTTTTGGGCGAAGGTCGACAAGAACGGCCCGAATGGCTGCTGGGTCTGGACGGCAATGAAAACCGCTGCCGGGTATGGCGAGTTTTGGCCGAGTGGACCCCGGATGATGTATGCCCACCGGCTCGCATACGAGTTGCTCGTCGGGAAGATCCCGGAAGGACTCCAGATCGACCACCTCTGCCGGAACCCATCCTGCTGCAATCCTGAACACCTTGAGCCTGTTACCCAGGCCGAGAATATGCGGCGTGGCAATGCCGGGAAGAACACGCGGGAGAGGACTCATTGCCCACATGGACATGAATACTCCCCCGAGAACACGAGGATTTACAACGGTCGAAGGTTCTGCAAGCAATGCAGCCTGAATCGCAATCGACCGGCGAGAGGTGCGGACCGGGACGAGAAAGAGGCGAAACAATGAAGCCGGAAACCTTTGTCCTCAGGGAGGAGGGCGACGCCCATGCGCTCTATGCCTACCTGAAATTGAACTGGCGCCAGATGGCCGCCGTTGGCAGGCCGCTCTCCATCTCTGCCTCCCCAGAAAAGACCAAACGGAGTGTGCAGGCCAATGCGTTTTACTGGGGCGTGGTCCTGAAGCAGATCGCGGAGCAGGTGTGGGTCGAGGGCACCCGCCAATACGCTCCCAAGGTCTGGCATGAGGAGTTCAAGGACCGGTTCGCGCCCCGGATCGATCACCCCCTCGGCGGCAGCTACCCCATGAGCACCACCGACATGGACGACGAGCAGTTCCAGACCTTCGTCCACGAGGTGGAGCTGTTCGCGGCCCAGGAGCTGCAGGTGCGGTTCGTGGACAGCCGGGCGGTGGCGCCAGGATGGGCGGCATGAGCCAGGAAGCAGACTGGATTGCCATCGAGGGGGACTTCCGGGCCGGCACCAAGTCGTATCGGGAGCTGGCTGCCCAGTATTCCGTATCGGTCGCAGCCATCCAGCGTAAGGCAAAGAAAAACGGGTGGGTTAGGGATCCCACCGGGACGAAGAGGCGCATCGTGGCGGCGCGCCTGGCTGGCGTGATACAGGAGGTGGGACAGTGTACCGCGTATCAGATCGAGGCTGAGGCCGACCAGGACGTGCAGGACATGCAGCTCGGGCTGCAGGGTGCGCGCCTCGCCCTCCAGCGTGCCGTCGCCGACCTGCAGCCCCCCACCGAGGAGCAGACCGCGGCTGACCCACGGACCGGCCTGCTGGCACCCAAGGACCTCAAGATCCTGTCCGAATGCGTGCGCGTGAACATCGAGACCCTGCGGATGATCCGGGGCCTGGACGACCCCAAGAACCCCAACAACGAGGAAGTCGATGCAGAGATCGAAGCGGAGCTCGCGAAGCTCCACGCCAGCAAAGAAGCTCGCGCTGCTCAGGCGGCTGCGCGAGCTGAACGAGTGGAAGCCCCTGCCGGGCCCGCAGACAATGGCCTACCACTCGCAGGCTGACGAGCTGTTCTACGGCGGGGCGGCCGGCGGGGGGAAGACAGACCTCCTCCTTGGCCTAGGCAGCACTGCCCATGACCGGTCGATCATCTTCCGGCGGGAGTTCCCCCAGCTCCAGGGCATCCAGACCCGGGCGAAGGAGATGTTCCGCGGGATCGGCGACTACAACGGCTTCGACCGGCTCTGGACGCTGGACAACGGCAGCACGATCGAGCTGGGCGCCTGCAATCTCCTGGGCGACGAGGAGAAATACCAGGGCCGGCCGCACAGCCTGAAGGCCTTCGACGAGATCACCCACTTCCTGGAAATCCAGTTCCGGTTCCTCTGCGGCTGGCTCCGGTCCACCACCCCGGGCCAGCGGTGCCGGGTGGTGGCCGCAGGCAACCCGCCCACATCGCCCGAGGGTGAATGGGTGGTGCAGTATTGGCGGCCCTGGCTGGATGAGACCCACCCCGACTTCCCGGCCCCGCCCGGGCAGCTGCGCTGGTACACCAACCTGGACGGTGAGGACGTGGAAGTTGGCAGCCCTGACCCCTTCTGGCACACCTCCAAGGAGACCGGGAAGCGCGAGCTGATCCAGCCCCTGAGCCGGACCTTCATCCCGGCCCGGGTCGAGGACAACCCCTACCTCATGGCCACAAGCTACCGGGCGAAGCTGCAGGGCCTGCCGGAGCCCCTGCGCTCCAAGATGCTGTTCGGCGACTTCCTGGCCGGCAGGAAGGACAACCCCTGGCAGGTGATCCCCACGGCATGGGTCCAGGCCGCCCAGGCGCGATGGAAGGAGCGGAAGAAGCCCGATGTCGCCCAATCGGCGATCGGCGTGGACGTGGCCCGCGGGGGCGGCGACCAGACTATCCTGGCGCCGCGGTATCGGAACTGGTTCGACGTGCTGCAGGTGTTCCCGGGATCCGACACGCCCGACGGCCCGGCGGTGGCCACGCTGGTCATCCAGGCCAGGCGGGATCAGTCCGTGGTCCAGCTGGACGTGATCGGCGTGGGCGGCAGCGTGCTGGATCACCTGAAGCCCATCCTGAAGTCGGCCTGCATCCCCCTGAACGGCGCCGCATCCTCGGACGCCACGGACAAGAGCGGCCAGCTTGGGTTCAAAAACCTGCGCGCGGCGATGTACTGGGCGCTGCGTGAGGCCCTGGATCCGGCGACGGGTGACGACCTGGCCCTTCCGCCCGACCGAGACCTGCTCATCGACCTCTGCTCGCCCCACTGGAAGCTCACGGCCCAGGGCATCCAGGTCGAGGCCAAGGAAGACATCATCAAGCGAATCAGGCGCAGCCCTGACAGAGGGGACGCGGTGGTCTACTCGCACTGGATCGACCCCCGCAACATCCCCATCAAGATCAACCCCGGCCTGCTGGGAAGGATGCGCCGATGAAGAGCTACCTGGAAACCTGGGAGACCGAGCCCCGCCCGGGTGGCGCGCCGGCCCTGCCCGCCGCCGTGGACCACGACCGCCGCCTGCTGCCCATCCTGGACGCCAGGGGCAACCACATCCCCGACAAACGCCCACGGTGCGGCTTCGGGGCGCACCTGTACGACGTTGACGGGAGGATGCGATGAACCGGCACGGCGCAACCCCGCCGCGGATCCCCCCTCGCACCACCGGCACCGGCGGGCCTGCCCCCAAGCAGCATTGCCGCTACTGCGGAACCATCCAAGATCCCGGCGCCAAGCGGTGCCCGTCCTGTGGAGCGCCCCGATGACCGAGACATGGACAGGCATCAACACGAAGACCGCCGCCGCCCTGGCCGGCGTCAACGAGAAGCGCTTCCGCCAGGACTGGGTGCCGGAGGACGGGCCCGCCCAAGTAGACTTCCGCGACAACGGCAAGACCGGCCGGGCCCGGCGCATCGAAGTCAACCTGGTCGACCTGGAGCGCGTTCTGGCCCTGCGCACCCACAAGCGCGCCTCGTAACTGGTGCGGGGTGGTGCGTAGTGGTGCACGGTGGAGCGGAGTGGGGCGACTGGAGCGCGTGAGGGCGTGAGCCTTGGGCATCCGAGGTTCCGATGTCCGAGTTCATGCGCGCACTACCTTACGTGCTCGACAATGAGGGGGCCAACCTCCCGCACGGCGGGAAGTGCAACATCCCGGGCGATTCCGGCGGCCGCACAAATTGTGGCGTCAGCACCCCGGCCTTGGCGGACTTCAACCGCCGCCATCCGGAGCTGAGATTCCCGGGCGACACCTGGGCCCTGACGCCGGACCAGATCGCCACCTTCTACCGGCTGGCCTATTGGCGCTACGACGGCATCGCCGCCCAACCCGTGGCCACGAAGATCCTGGACATGGGCGTGAACATGGGCTCCGGCACTGCCGTGGAGCTGGCACAGAAAGTCCTGGGCGTAACCGTTGACGATGCATGGGGCCCTGCCTCCCAGGCGGCCTGCAACGCCCAGGACTCCAATGCACTGCTGGCCCGGCTGGCCCAGGTCTCCAGCGCCCACTACCGGGCCATCGTCGCCGCGAAACCGGCGGATGCGAAGTTCCTGCCCGACTGGCTACGGCGCGCCGCGCGGGTGCCGAATGCCTGACCCGTGCACTGCTCCTGTCCAACCTGCAACCCCTACGGCTGCGACCTCCCCGGAGAGCCGGAGCTTCCTGGTCCGCCTGAGCCGGACGGACTGCGCGGAGAGCCCGCAGAAGGTAGTGGTGCTGCTGGCAGCTGGGACGATGATGCTGGCCTTCCTGCGGATCGCTGAAGCGGCGGCCCGGCAGATCAGCGCGCACGGGATCGACGGCGGCACCCAGGCGGCGCTGCTCGGCCTGGGCGCGTTCGTGGCTGGCCTCGCCGGCTATGTCCACCGCACCCCGGGCGCGCCGGACGGGGGCCAGCAGTGACCGCCCGGGGATACATCCTCGTTGCCGCCGTGGTCTTCGCCGCCGGGGCGTGGCTGGGCTGGGCCGCCCGCGGGCACGGGGCGTCCGCTGCCGTCGCCCAGGCCAACAAGATCGACGCGCCGACCACGGCCGCCTTGAGCAAGGGGGTGTCCAGTGCCAAAGTCGCGCAAGCGAAAGACCCGGCGATCCAGGCCGCGCATTCCGCGGTGGATGCGGACCGCACCCGGCTACAGGCTGATGAAGTTCGCCGGGCCGCCCAGCCTGTTCAGCCTGCCAGTGCCGGATCCACTGGCCCTGCTGCGGCTCCTGTGGCATCGGCTGTGGAGCAGGACCAGGCCCAGCTGATCACCGACCTGACCGCCGAGAACGGCGCGCTGCGGGCCCAGAATGCCGACCTGAAATTGGCCGTGACCAGCCTGACCCAGGCGGGACAGGGATTTCAGCAGGAGTCCACCGGGCTGCGCGCGGCCGTTACGTCGGCCAGGCCCTGGGCCGTCGGCCTCATCTATGGCACCAGCCAGACCATGGGCGCGTTTATGGAGCGCGACCTGGGCCCGATCCGCGCCGGCGTGGACGTGGTCCGCCGCGTGCTTCCCGCCGGAAACGCAACCATCGACGCCTCCGCCCGCCTGGGCTGGCGTTTCTGAGGACACCCTCATGCCCGAGATCATCACCTCCCACCTGACCCACTTCGCGTGGGCCGCCGTCTGCCTCATCGTGGCCCTGATGGTCCATCTCTGGCCCACCATCAAGGCCAAGGCGGCTGTCTATTGGGACAAGGTCAAGGCCGCGTTCGCCAAGGACGAGGCGAAGGTCAAGGCTCAGGTCGAGCAGGCCGTGGCGACCGAGGTCAAGAAGGTGGCCGACGCCACCGCCGACTCGGTCAAGGCCCTGATCACCCGGGTGGAGACCCTGGAGAGAGCCCTCGCCCTCGCGGCTGCCGCCGCCTCCACCACGGCGGTGACCAGCGCGCCGGCCGCCCAGGCGGATGCCGGCACCCCCACCACGCCGGTTCAGGGCTGGGTCGCCCCCGCCGCGCCCCAGGCCTAAACATGAACCTCGCGAACCTCCTCACGATCCTGGGAGCCATTGCGGCCTCCGCAATCACGGTGTGGGCGACGCTCCGGGCTGACCGGACCGCCCGCGACCGCGACCGCGAGCAGCAGCTGGAGCAGGTCAAGGGGCTGCTGCAGACCATGGTCGTGGATCGGATTGAGGTCGCGTTCGGGGAGATCGCGAAGCTCGACAAGCGCCAGAACAGCACCGAGAAGGCCTACTCCGAGCTGCGGGGCTTCCTGCGCGGGAAGGGCTGCATCGTGCCCGACTTCTGTCCCGACGACCTGCGAGAGGCCAAACCTTGACGATTGACCCCGGCCTCCTCGCTCGGATGCGCGCCGCCCAGGTCGACCGCCCGGCCATGCCGTGGGGCCTGCCGAAGCTGCCCCCGGGCGTGGTCCCCGAGAAGGCCCGGCTAGCCATGGATGCAGCCCAGACCTCGAACTTCGCCTACCTCAACCAGGCGCAGACCGGCCTGGGATTCCTGGGCTATCCGTTCCTTTCTGAGCTGACCCAGCGCGCGGAATACCGCAACGCCACCCAGCGTGTGGCCTTCGAGATGACCCGCAAGTGGATCGGGCTCAAGAGCGAGTCGAACCAGAAGAAAGACGCGGAAATCCAGGTCATCAAACAGGAGCTGGAGAAGCACAAGGTGCGGGGCTGGTTCCGGCAGGCCGCCATCCATGATGGGTTCTTCGGTCGCGGCCAGCTCTACGTGAAGATCAAGGACGCGCGGCGGACACAGAAGGAGCTGGCCTCGCCCCTGCTGGAGTCCCGCTACAAGATCCCCCGCGACAGCTTCCAGGGCCTGAAGTCCGTCGAGCCGCTCTACACCAGCCCCTTCGAATACAACAGCTCGGATCCACTGGCCGATGACTTCTACGTGCCCCGCAGCTGGTTCGTGCTCGGGCAGAAGGTGCACGACAGCCGTCTGCTCACCTTCAACAGCCAGCCCGTCCCGGACCTGCTCAAGCCGAGCTACAACTTCGGCGGCATGTCCATGTCCCAGCTGATCATGGAGACGGTCGAGAACTGGCTGTCCACGCGCCAGAACGTCAACCGCATGATCCAGGGTTACAGCACCTCGGGTATCCGGACCAGCATGGGCGACGTGCTGCAGGGCGGAGACGGTGAGGATCTGCTGGGGCGCGCCGAGTTCTTCGCGGCCGCCCGGGATAACTTCGGGCTGCTGCTCCTGGACAAGGAAAAAGAGGAGTTCTTCCAATACAACGCGCCGATCAGCGGCCTCGACAAGCTCCAGGCCCAGGCACTGGAGCACATCTGCAGCGTCAGCCAGTTGCCCCTGATCATCCTTACCGGTATCTCCCCCTCCGGGCTCAACGCGTCCAGCGAGGGCGAGATCCGCGTCTTCTACGACCTGATCCACGACCGCCAGGAGGCCATCTTCCGGGAGCCGCTGGAGAAGGTCATCCGCATCATTCAGCTCAGCAAGTTCGGCGTCATCGACCCCGACATCACTTTCGATTTCGAGCCACTGTGGCAGCCCGACGCCGAGAAACTGGCGCGGATCCGCAAGGCCGACGCCGACGCTGGCGTGGAGCTGATCGCCGCCACCGTCATCAGCGCCCAGGAACACCGAGCCAAGATGGCCAAGGATCCCGACTCCGGCTATGAAGGCCTGGATGTGGACGCTGAGCTGCCCGACCCCGACCCGGCCTTGGTCATGGGCAAGGATCCCCTGCTCGCCAAGACCGAAGGCCTCGAGAAGCCCATGGGTGCCCTGTGAAGCTCCGCGCCCCGGGCCCGAAGGCCATCCGCGTCGCCGCCGTCGGCCCGAACCTGGGCGTGAAGGCGGCCTACCTCAAGCGTCTGGTGTCCGAGATCGACGCCATGCACAAGGACGTGCTGCGCGCCGTCACCAAGGCCTGGGCGGCGAACCCTCCCCATGCGCTCCTGGCCAAGGACGCCAGCCCCGCCAGCGACGGGCGCAAGGTCGTGGCGGCCCTGCGTCGGCGGTGGACGAAGCGGTTTAAGGACGGGGCGGACACCCTGGCCAAGCACTTCACCGATGATACCCTGCGGCACCAGGACGTCGCCCTGCAGTCCGCCCTGCGCAAGGCCGGCTTCAGTGTCAAGTTCCAGGCGACCCGGCCCATGAACGATGCCTACCAGGCCGTGCGGCACGAGCAGGTCCACCTCATCAAGTCGATCCCCGCCCAGCACCTGGACGACGTCGAGGGCCTGGTGCTGCGCAGCGTTCAGCACGGCCACGACATGGGGCAGCTGTCCAAGGACCTCCAGGAGCGGTACGAGATCACCAAGCGCCGGGCCGCCTTCATCGCCCGGGACCAGAACAACAAGGCGACGGCCGTGTTCAACCGGGTGCGCAAGCTCGATCTGGGCATCACGAAGTCGCGCTTGATCCACACCCTGGCCAGCAAGCACCCGCGCGACTCCCACGAAGCCGCCGCCCATGAGAACGGCGGCATCTATGACACCGCCGTGGGCTTCTGGGATGACGCTGTGGGGAAGTTCGTCCAGCCGGGCGAGGAACCGAACTGTGGCTGTATTTCCGAGGGCCGCATCCCGGGCCTGGGCGAGGAGGACGGCGATGAAGCCTAACGAGCGGATCATCCTCGCCCTGGACAAGAGCCAGCGGTTCACCGACGAGAACGGATGGCTGCATGTGGCCGTCTCGAACATCAGCAAGGCGATGGTCTGCCCATACAACGGCAGCGAGATCGCAGACATCGCCCAGGAGGCCGGCGTGGTGGTCGACCCGAAGCGGGTCTACTTCCTGCTGCGGGACCCCAAGGAGCTGGAGCTGGGAGCGTCCACGTTCAACGGCCTCCCGCTCACGGACATCCACGAACCGCTGAGTGCCGAGGACCTGGGTGTCAACCCCGAGCTGAAGGAAGTCATCGTCGGGTCCACCGGGAACGAAGCCCGGTTCATGAAGCCCTACCTGCAGAACAGCCTCGTCGTATGGGACGCCGCGGCCATCAAGCGGATCGACACCCGGGAACAGGTGGAGCTGTCCTGCGCCTACCGCTGGGTGCTCGACATGACCCCGGGGACCTACGAAGGAGTCGCCTATGACGGCGTGATGCGCAAGCTGCGCGGAAACCACGTGGCGCTCGTGGACGAGGGGCGGGCCGGTCCCGACGTGCTCGTCGCCGACGCCAAACCCAAATCCCACAAGGAGAAATCCCCCATGAAGAAAAAGCTCTCCCCCAGGGCGATCGCCGTGCGAGGGGCCCTCCTGGGCCGCATCCCGCTCAGCCTCGCCGCCGACCAGAAGCTGAAGGTCACCGACCTCACCCCCCTGGTCGCCGCCATCACCGCCAAAGCCTACAAGTCCCAGAAGGCCAAGCTGGCCGAGGACATCAAGGCCACCTTCGCCCCGCGCCTGGCCCAGGACGCGTCCCTCGACGACATCACGGACCTGCTGGACAGCCTGGAGGATGGCGCCGGCGACGAGCCCGAGATGGGCGACGACAAGAAGTCGCCCGTCCCACCCGTCCCGCCCACCTGCGATGACGACGACATGTCCAGCGACGGCGACGAAGCCGGCAAGGCCCTGCTCGCCCTGCTGCAGGCCCAGAACCTGCCCGACGACGTCATGAGCCAGGTGGCGGCCCTGCTCGACAAGCTCTCGCCGGCCCCGGCCGCCGACGGCTTCCCCCCCGCCAAGAAAGGAACCCCCGTGATCCCCAATCCCAACGACCCCAAGGCCGGCGCCATCGGCAAGCCCGCCATGGACGCCGCTATCCGGGTCGCCGCCGACGCGACCATGCAGCGCATGCAGGCCGTGCGCATGGCGGAGGACGACGTCGAGCCCATCATCGGCCGCGTGCGCGGCCAGACCACCGCCGAGGCCGTCTACAAGCTGGCCCTGGACCACATGAAGGTGGACCTCGAAGGACTGCCGCCCGTCGCCTTCGGCCCGCTGTTCCAGAGCCTGGCCGCGAACCTGAGCGACGAGCCCGCCCCGGTGGGCCCGTTGGCCCTGGACTCCAAGGGCGATGAGGCCTACGCCAAGCGTTTCAACCCTGACCGGATCCGGAGGTAAGCCATGGGTTTCCAGACTTCTGTCAACACCAGCTCTCCCATCGGCACCGAAGGCGCGAAGGCTTCGAGCAACCCCATCGCCGCTGTCCTCAGCGATGTGGGCGGGAACCAGCTCGCTTCCGCCCTCATCGCTGACCTCGTGAACGGCCTGAACATCGACCGGTTCGCCTGGGTCTCCAGCAACGGCCAGGTCCTGACCAACTACGCCCCCGGCGGCGTCCCGTCCGTCCCTGACGGCTTCATCATGAACACCCTGCTGGGCAACAACAGTAACCTGCTGAACCCGAACGGGATCAACATTCCGCCCGGCGCCCCCGCCACCGCCTTCAACCGGGGTGACTTCTTCGGCCGCTCGAACTACGCCAATGCGACGCGCGGGAACAAGGTGTTCGCCAACCTATTCGACGGTTCCGTGCTTCCCGGCGCTACCGGCTCGTTCCCGAGCTACCCGGCCGGCAGCGCCTGCGCGTTCTCCGGCTGGATCAGCGCGGCCGGCGTTCTGACCGTGACCAGCGTCACCTCCGGCACGCTGGGCGTGGGCATGCTGATCGCCGGCGTCGGCCTCCCGATCAACGCCCGCATCTCCAGCCTGGGCACCGGCACCGGCGGGGTGGGCACCTATAACCTGAGCCTGCCCAATGCTCTGCCCACGTTCACGGCCCAGGCGTCGCTCAGCGGCACCCAGATGACCGTGACCAGCTCCAACGGCATCCTGGCCGTCGGCCAGCTCGTCGCCGGGACCGGCATCACCTCGCCGGTCTACATCTCGGCCCTGGGCACCGGCTCGGGTGGAGCGGGCACCTACACACTCTCGGCCGCCGTCACCACCGAGAGCACCGAGACCATCACCGTCGGCGGCGTCTACACCGAATCGCTGACCGGCACTGCGGCCAGTTCTGTCGGCGGCGCCACCGTCACCGCCACCTTCGCCACCAACGTGATGACCGTCACCGCCGTGACCAACGGCGTGCTGACCCCGGGGCAGCTACTCACCGACAGCACCACGGGCCTGGCCGCCGGGACCTACATCGTGAACCAGCTCACCGGCACCACCGGCGGGGTGGGCACCTACACCGTCTCCACCACCCCCGGAACGCTCGCCAGCGGCACCGTCACCGCCTCCGCCTGGATCGAGACGCCCTGGTATTTCCAGACCCAGGCCAACGAGGGCGAGCTGGCCATCATCGGAACGAGGTTCTAACATGCCGCGACTTTACATGAAATCCAATCGTGACCTCATCTTCGACCGGCTCCAGGAGGACTTCGGCATCGTCCTTCCGGATGCCGTGGTCGAGCAGCGCCCCGAGTGGGGCCGGCGCCTGGACGTGGCCATGGACGCCGCCCAGCGCGAATTCGGCCTCGACGTGCGCGGCCGGTTCGGCTACGACTCCGCGCAGCCCCTGGCCATCACCTCCAGCAACGCCGGTATTCCGCAGTTCCTGACCACCGTCATCGACCCCAAGATGATCGAGGTCTACACCGCCCCGCTGAACGCCACCAAGATCGCCCGCGAAGAGCTGAAGGGCGACTGGACCAAGATGATCTGGGAATTCCCGGTCATCGAGTCTAACGGCTGGGTCGCCTCTTACGACGACTACGCCCCCGCCGGCGAGGCGAACTTCCAGGTGAACTGGGTTCCCCGGCAGAGCTATCTCTACCAGACCCAGACCGAATGGGGTGAGCTGGAGCTGGAGCGCGCTGGCCTTGCCAAGATTGACGCCGCGAACCGCAAGAACCTCGCGTCTGCCAAGGTGATGGCCGAGTTCCAGAACTACAGCTACTTCTACGGCTTTGCCGGCCTCCAGAACTACGGGCTGCTCAACGACCCCAACCTGCCGGCCGCGGTGGCCCCCCTCGCGGAAAGCATCAACGGCGTGCCGGTCTACCTGTGGGTCCAGAAAGACGCCCTCGGCATCTACGCCGACATCGTCTACCTGGTCCAGCAGCTCATCCAGGCGACCAATGGCATGGTGAACATGGCCACCCCGATGACCCTGGGGATGGGCCCGGGGAGCGAGGTCAACCTCACCAAGGTCACCCAGTACAACGTGTCCGTCATGGACATGATCAAGAAAAACTTCCCCAAGCTCCACGTGGAGACGGCCGTGCAGTACGCGACCGTCTCCGGGAACCTGGTGCAGCTGTTCGCCGACGAGCTGAACGGCGACGATGTGGTCACCACCGCCTTCAACCTGAAGATGCGCGCCCACGCGGTGGTTCGCGACTCTTCGTCCTTCAAACAGAAGAAGTCCGGCGGGACCTGGGGGGCGATTCTCTACCAGCCCACCGGCGTCCAGCAGATGCTCGGAGTGTGATCCATGGCCGAAACTGTCATCGTCTACTGCAAGATCCCGAACGGATTTCACCTCACGGTGAAGGCCGCTGACGGCGTCGACCACACCATCCGCATCAACGGCCCCATCAACAAGCAGCCCTCCGATGTGCCGGTGGTCTGCGGGCACGGCGCCACTCGGATCCCGAAGGACTTCTGGGACCAGTGGTTCAAGGAGCACCAGAACCTGGAGCCGGTCGAGAAGGAGCACCTCTTCGCGGCGGACAACAAGAACTCCGGCCGCGACATGGCCCGGGAACGCAAGGACAACCGCACCGGCCTGGAGGGGATCGACCCCAAGAAGCCGGGCCGCGGTGTCGGGCCCGCCGAAGAGATGAAGAAGGCCCTCGACAAGCTGCCGTCCCAGGAAGGCTTGGTGTAGCCCATGGGCTTCGTCGCGTCCTTCAACCCGATCTACTGGTCGCAGCGCTACCCGGAATTCGCGGGGATCGCGGCGACCACGGCGCCCGGCTACTTCGCCGAGGCCGGGCTGTACCTGAACAATACCGGCAGTGGGCCGGTGGGGGACGCGAACACCCAGAGCCTGCTCATGCACATGATCACCGCCCACATCGCTGAACTCTACGACGCGAGCAGCGAGCGCGGATCCCAGGCGCTGGTGGGGCGCATCACCGACGCTAGTGAGGGCACCGTCAAGGTCACCGCGGAGATGGACGCCCCCACCGGCAGCGCCGCCTGGTTCAACCAGACCAAGTACGGCGCGAGCTTCTGGCGCGCCACCCAGCGATACCGCGGCTTCCGCTACCTGTCGCCGGGAGGGAGGTGCTGATGGAAATCGGGGGACTGGGCGGCGGGGCCGCCTTCAAGGCCAAGCTCCAGGAGATGATGAGCAAGGCGGGCGAGAACCTGCAGTTGCGCATCGGTTTCCTGGAAGGCGCGACGTATCCCGACGGCACCCCGGTGGCCCAGGTGGCCGCCCTGAACGAGTTCGGCCACCTCCACCGGGCCCCCAAGGCCGGCGGCCCAGCTGCGCGAACCGTCGCGCGGCCGTTCTTCTCGCAAATGCTGGCCGAGAAGTCCCCCGACTGGGCGCGCCGGCTCCAGGCCCTGCACCGGTTCAACAACGGCGACATGGGCCAGGTCATGAAGTCGCTCGGGGAGTCCATCGCCCAGGACCTGCAGATGGCCATCGTCAATTTCAACGACCCGCCCGACAAGGACGTCACCATCGCCCAGAAGGGCTTCAAGGGCGGCGCCCAGGCCACCCTGCAGAATACCAAGGTGATGCTGAATTCGGTCGCCTATGAAGTGGACGGGGAGCGCTTCCCCGGGCCGGTGAAGGCATGAACCTCCACGGGCTCGCCTCCAACTGTACCGGCGCCGTCAACCCGTCGGTGGTGGCCACCATCCGGACCAGCACCGGCAGCACCCCTCAGGCGGACGGCTCCCTGGTGCCCACCTATGCCACCGCCACCGGCCTGGTCAACGTCCAGGGCCTCTCCGGCAAGGACATCCAGCACCTGAACGGCCTGAACATCCAGGGCGTCACCCGGAAGGCCTACTGCCGGGGCGACGTCAACGGCGTGGTCCGCGCCTCCGGCCAGGGCGGCGACCTGCTGACCTTGCCGGACGGCACCATCTGGCTGGTGGCCACCGTCTTCGAATCCTGGCCCGACTGGTCTGCTGTCGGCCTCGCCCAGCAGGTGGCTTGATGACGTTCACCCCCTCCATCACCGCGTCCGCCGTCTTCACCGCGCTGAAGGCCTGGCTGATGAACGCCCTGGGCCTCGGCACCGCTGCCGTCGTCCAGGAGCTGCAGAACCGGGCGGCCGCGCCCAAGACCGGCTTCGTGAACATGCTGCACAAAACCCAGAAGCGGCAGGGCGCGAACACGGTCATATACAGCGGCACCGGCGGTACCGTCACCACCACCACCCCGAAGGATTTCCAGATCCAGGCCGACTGCTACGGCACCGCCTCGGGCGACTGGGCCAACGTCATCGCCACCATGTGGCAGTCCCCCCTCGCGGTGGCCTTCCTGGCGCCCTACGGCCTCACCCCGCTCTGGGCCGATGACCCCGTCGAGCTGTCCGGCATTAACGGCGAGGAGCAGTACGAGGAGCGGTGGATCGTCCTGCTGCACATGCAGTTCAACCCGGCCATGGCCGCGCCCATGACGTTCCTGACCGTCCCCAAGCCCACCATCTTCGACGTCCTCACCAAGCCCTAGGAGGCACCCTTGTCCATTCCTGTCAAGCAGCTCATCAGCGTGACGCCCAGCGTGGTCTCCGGGGGCGGCACCGCCGAGACTCTGAACGGCGTGATCCTCAGCCAGTATCCCTACCTGCCGGTCGGCACCCCGATGTCGTTCCCGACCCTGGCCTCGGTGCTGGCCTACTTCGGGAACTACAGCTGCAGCTTCACCGGCACCTGCTCCGGCAACACCCTCACCGTCACCCAGACCATCTCCGGGGCCCTGGCGGTGGGCCAGCAGATCCAGGGCGCCCAGGCCGTGGGCGTGCCGCCCGGCAGCGTGATCACCGCCATCGGCACCTACTCCAGCGTGACCGGGGTCGGGACCGTGACCATCAGTGGCCCGGGATTCACCCAGGCGACCAGTTCGGCCATGACCTCGAACTGCCTGGAATACCAGATGGCGCAGGTCTACTTCGCCGGCTTCACCATCGGAACCCAGACCCCCACCGCGCTCATCTTCAGCCGCTACGCCACCACCGCCTGCGCGGCGTTCCTGGTCGGCGCGACGTCCAGCCTGACCCTGGCCCAGATCCAGGCGATCACCAGCGGCACCCTGACCATCACCATCGACGGCGTGGCCAAGACCTTCGCCACCGTGACCCTGGCCGCGGCCACCTCGTTCTCGAACGCGGCCGCCCTGCTCACCACGGCCCTGGGCCTGACCGGCACCGCCGCGGTGACCTGGTCCTCGCTCTACAACGCGTTTGTGGTCACGTCCGGCACCACCGGGGCGACCTCGACCATGACCTACGCCACCGGCACCCTGGCCGCGACGCTGGGCCTGGCCTCGGGCAACGCGGGCACCCTCTCGCAGGGCAGCGCCGCCATGACCCCGGCGGCCGCCATGACCGCCCTGGTGGCCCAGACTAGCAACTGGGCCGGCTTCTCCCACGCCTTCGAGCCGATCGATTTGGACAAACAGCTGTTCGCCACCTGGACGGCCGGCTACCCCACCCAGTTCTACTACGTGCCCTACTCCACGGACGCCAGCGCCCAGGGCGCGCACGCGTCCTACACGGGCTTCGGCTACTGGCTGACCCAGAACAGTGTCCAGGGCACCGCGTGCTTTCTGACCGCCCTGGAGTCGGCCTTCGACCTGTCTCTCACCGCCAGCACGAACTACGGCGTGAGCAACGGCCGCATCGATCACCAGTTCAAGACCCCAAACGCGACCATCACCCCCAGCGTGACCGACAGCGTGACCGCGGCCAACGTGGTGGCCAACGGCCTGAACTACATCGGCACCTATGCCACTGCCGCCACGAGCTGGAACATCCTCTACCCGGGACGGATCAGCGGCGCCTATGCCCAGATCGGAGCCTATGTCGACGCGATCTGGCTCAATGCCAACATCCAGCTGTGCGAGATGAACATGTTCACCGGAGCGAACAGCATCCCGAACGACCCCGCCGGCTACGCGCTGATCAAGGCGGCCTGCAAGAGCCTGTGGGCCAGCGCCCTGAAGGCGGGCGTGATCCAGCAGGGGGTGACCTTGACCTCCACCCAGGTGGCCCTGGTGAACAGCCAGGCCAGCCAGGCCATCGACAAGACCTTGAACTCGGTCGGCTGGTATTTCCAGGTCAACACGCCGTCGAGTCCCACCACCACGCCGCCTTGCCTGTTCTGGTACACCGGCGCCTTCGGCCTGCAGACCCTGAACGTCGGCTCGATCTACATCCAGTAAGGAGATTTCATGACCAGATCCCTCACCTCTCTCGACGCGGTCATCATCCTGGTGATCCCGGGCGTCTACGACCAGGGCATCCAGCTCCAGGGATGGAAGGCCGACGACATTTTCGACGTGGCCAGCATCAAGGGCAACATCGTCCGGATGGGCGTCGATGGTGTCCTCAGCGGTGGCCGCCAGTTCGCACCCCGCGTCATGAAGATCCACCTGGAGGCCTCCAGCGAGAGCCAGCAGGTCTTCGACGACTGGGCCAATGCCGAGAATACACCCCCGGTGGATTCCATCCCGGCGTCCATGACTATCACCATGAACGCGAACGGCCAGGAATACACGTGCACGCGCGGCTTCCTCACCGACTACAAGGACGTGCCCGACGCCAAGAAGGTGCTGGACCCGCTCACCTACGAAATCACCTGGGAACTCATCCAGAAGACGGATCTGTGATGCGGAAGAGCGAACCCTTCACCATTACCACCGAAGGCCGGGACAAGGGCAAGGTCTTCCTGCTCCAGGAGATGCCCGCCATGCAGGCCGAGAAGTGGGCCGGCAGGGCGCTCCTGGCCCTCATGGAGTCCGGGGTGCAGATCCCCGACGAGCTGGTCGGCGGCGGCATGGAGGCCCTCCTGGCCCCGGCCGCCATGCAAGCGGTCTTCTCCGGCCTCCTCGGCGGCCTGGCCCGGCTCCGCTGGGAGTCCGTCGAGCCGCTGCTGGACGAGATGATGACCTGCGTGCGCATCATCCCCGACCCGAAGAAGAACTGCGACTTCAACCGGCCCATCAACCAGTCCGCCGGTGACATCGAGGAGGTGGGGACCCTGCTCCAGCTACGGGGCGCCCTGCTGAAGCTCCACACGGGTTTTTCGCCGGCCGCCGCGCCCTCGACCTCTCCGGCGACGACGGCCTCGACGGTGGCGCCAATTACGAGAATGTCCCGCCGCGCGTCGGTGTAGTCGCCTCGCGCAAGCTCGCCACGTTCTCGGAACTGCAAACGATTTATGGCCTTGAGGACCTTTACGACATGCTGGAGATCATCGCGGTGGACAACCATAACGAGCGCCTAGCCTCCAAGCGTGGGGCCGAATAATGGCCACCATCCTGGACGCCTTCCTCGTCACGCTCGGGCTCGACAATAAAGAGTTCAAGAAGGGCGAGGAGGAAGCGGAAAAGCTCTACGACGAGCTGGTGCGCAAGGCCTCGGAGAACGCCAAGGCCATCGTCATGGCCGCCAAGGGCAAGAGCGCCGAGGAGATCACCGCCGCGAAGGCCACCGCGAAGGACGTGATCAAGGCCGAGGAGCAGGCGGCCCACGCCATCAAAGAGAACCTGATCAAGGAGGCCAGGGAGACCGCCGAGAAGATCCAGGAGCAGACCGAGAAGGGCAAGGAATTCTTCAAGGGGGTGGGCGAGGCGGCCCTGGAGTTCTTCGGGATCATGGCGGCCGCCGCTGGCATGGTTGAGTTCATCAAGTCGACCCTCGAGGCCGAGGTCTCGGCCGGCCGGCTGGCCAAAACCTTGAACGTCGACGTGGAGGAGTTGGAGGCACTGCAGGGCGCCGTCAAGATGGTGGGCGGCACCAGCGAGGGTCTGGATGCCAGCCTGAAGGGGCTCAACGCCCGCCTGGAGATGATCGCCATCCACGGGCCCCGGTCGAAGATGGCCCTGCAGGTATTCGCCGGCCTGGGGATCTCTGCCGTTTCCCTCAAGGGCAAGGACGCCATCGGCGTCATGGGGCTGCTGGCCGACAAAATGAAGGGCATGTCCGAGGCCAAGGCACAGGGCCTGGGAGAGCGCCTGGGGCTCGACGAGGGAACCATTCGCCTTCTGACCCAAGGGAAGGACGGCATGAAAGCTTTGACTGATGAACAGCTCAAGCTGGGCGTCGCTACAAAAGAGCAGGGTGAGCAGGCCGAACAGCTGGAACAAGAAAGCCTGCGGATGAAAGCCTCTTTCAATAAAGCCGGTCAGGAAATCATGGAATTGCTTCTGCCCGCCCTCCTTGGTCTGAGCAAAGGCCTGGCCAAGATTGCCGCTTGGGCAAAGGAACATCCGGACATCCTGAAGGCGGCGCTCATTGGCGTTGGGGCCGCCTTCGTCTTCGTTGGCACCAGTGCGGCTGCTGCCGGCGTCAAGGCTGCTGCTGCCTGGGTTATGGCCCTGGGCCCCATGAATCTGATCATCGGAGCGATCGCGGTGATTGGTGCCGGTCTCTACCTGCTGGTGACCCACTGGAAAGAGGTGGGCCACTGGTTCCATGAGGTGGGCCTAGACATCGTGTACTGGATGGCCCTGGCGTTCTTCGACATCGAGAAGGCCGGCAAGAAGATGTGGAAGAGCCTGAAGGAATCGGCCATGGCACCACTCAACTGGATCTGGGAGAAGCTGAAGGCCATCGTCGACATCTACAAGCAGGAGGGGAACTTCATCGCGGCCGTCCTCCACGGCAACGTGAAGGGGGCCGTGGGCGCCGTCAAGGCGGCCGTGGGCGACGTGGGAGCGGTGACAGGGCTAACCCACGCCTACGCCGGGGCGCCGGCAAGCGCCGGCATGGCTCTGCGTCCGTCCTCCATCTCCAACAGCCACGCCACCACCACGAGCACCCGGCAGACCACCATCAACGGCCCCATCAACATCCAGACCCAGGCGACCGACGCCCAGGGCATCGCCTCCGGCATCGGCGGGGCGATCAAGTCCCACTCTCTGGTTGACCAGGCTGATAGTGGGGTGTCCTGATGGCTGGAGGCTGGGGCCTGTACTACGCATCGGGATCCGCGAGCGGCACGGCCGGGTCGCTGGTCTTCGACGTGGACAGCGTGCTGGACCTGAAGATGGGCGCCAAGGCCAAGACCTCGACCTTCCCGGTCGAGGAGGGCGCCTTCGCCTCCTACAACAAGGTGCTGGAGCCGTTCACCACCAAGGTCCGGCTGGCGGTGAACGGGCAGGACCGGGTGGCGACTTTCCAGGCGGCCCTGGATACCGAGGTCGCCTCCACCAACCTCTACAACGTGGTTACCCCCACGAAAACCTATCTCAACCTGACATTGGAGAGCTACGACCACGAGCAGACCAGCAGTAACGGGGGGGTCTCCGGCCTGGTCGTCGATCTGTCCCTGGTCCAGGTCCGCGAGGTCACCCCGGCCTACACGACCGTGGCCATCAAGAAGCCGAAGCAGCCCGCCAGCGCCTCTACCCAGACGAACGGTAAGGCCCAGCCGAAGACCCCTGCGGCGACGCCTTCCCGGACCATGGCCAGCGTCATCGCCCAGGCCCAGTCGGATTCGAACTCATGATCTACTGCGACCTCGCCATCGACGGCAGCACCCTCTGGATCGGCGTCCCCTGCCTGAACTGCGTCCTGATCGACCCGGCCGCCTACCTGGGCTTCCTGGGGCACCTGGCCTTCGACGATTCACAGGGCTCCCTGGATCCGGACTACACCGGCATCGGGCCCGACGGCCGCTACCAGCTCCTCTACTACCTGGCCGGGTCGGATCCCGTCCAGGTGCCCCTCCAGGCGGTGCCGGCGCAGCAGCTGGACATCGTGCTGGGCGGCCAGTCCTGCACCATCACCCTCTACCAGAAGTGACCCCCATGACCGCAGGCAGCAGCTTCGTTCAGCGCATCCTCCAGGCGAACCTCACGCTCACCAGCGGGACGTTCGGGCCGGGGAAGGGCAACACCGTGCAGCTCGCCGGCCTACGCATGGAGGCTGAGATCTCAAAGCATGGCCACCCATCGAAGAACCAGCTGAAGCTGAAGATCTACGGGATGCTCGAGCACGACATGAACATGCTCACGACCCTGCCGGCCAAGAGCGAGAAGCCGCTGGCCGTGCACAAGAACGTATTGCAGCTGCTGGCCGGCGACGCCAACGGCATGGCCACGGCCTTCGAGGGGGAGATCACCGGGGCGTGGGTCGACTACCAGAGCGCCCCGGGGCTGTACTTCCACCTGGAGGCACTGGCGGGGTACTACCCGGCGATCAAGCCGGTGCCCCCGAAGAGCTACCAGGGCGCGGCCTCGGTAGCCTCCATCATGTCTACCCTGGCGAGCCAGATGGGCTACCAGATCGAGAACCACGGCGTGAAGGCCCAGTTGCACAACCCCTACCTGCCGGGCACGGCGTACCAGCAGGCGGCGGCCGTCGCGGAAGCCGCGGGGATTGAGTTCGGGATCGACGACGGCATCCTCTTCATCGCCCCCCGGGGCACCGCCCGGGCTGGCACGGCGCCACTGATCTCCGCGGCCACCGGACTCAAGGGCTACCCCACCTTCGACAAGAAGGGCCTGAAGCTGGAGTGCCTCTACAACCCGGGCATCAAGCTGGGCGGGCTCATCAGCGTGAAATCTGTGATCCAGGGTGTCTCCGGTACCTGGCGCGTCAACGGGCTCAGCCACCACCTCGCCAGCGAGACCCCGGGCGGGCCCTGGGAGTCCAAGGTGAGCGCGTCCTGGGTGGGGAACTGACATGGCCGACGCTCCAGTCCAGGGCCAGCAGCCCATCCAGGCCGGCAACGGCGAGTTCAACCAGCTGTCGTTCGTGATCCAGCAGCAGCTGGCGAAGCTGAGCGTGGGCACCCTGGTGAAGGTGAAGGCGGTCCACGCCGGCGCCGGGCTTCTGGTCGGGTTCGTCGACGTCCTGCCCTTGGTCAACCAGGTGGCCGGCGACGGCACGGCCCAGGGCCACACCACCATCTTCGGCGTGCCCTACCTGCGGATCCAGGGCGGTGCCAACGCAGTGATCGTCGACCCCGTGGTCGGGGACATCGGCATGGCCATGTTCGCCGACCGGGACATCAGCTCGGTGAAGGCGACCGGGGCCGCCGCCAGCCCCGCCAGCGCCCGGCGCTTCAGCCTCGCCGACGCCCTCTACTTCGGCGGGTGGAACCTGGCCACTCCCCCTACCAGCTACGTGCAGGTGACGCAGGCCGGGATTAACATCGTCCTGGGCGGCAGCAGCGCCGTGCTCACGCCCGGGCTGCTCACCGTGAACGCGAATCTCAAGGTCAACGGCACGGCCGAGGTCACCGGGGACACCAAGCTGGACGCGACCGTAGAGGCCACCGGCCTGATCACCGGGTCCGGTGGCATGGCGATCTCCGGCGGTACCGGTGCCAGTGTCACCGGCAGCTTCACCGCCACCGGGGACATCAAGGGCAACGGCACCAGCCTCCACACCCACGTCCACAGCGGCGTGACGGCGGGCGGCAGCAGCACGGGGGCACCAGTATGAACACGCTCCAACTCAACCCCAGCACCTGGGATCTGATGCTCGACAGCCAGGGAAACCTGGCCGTGGCCACCGGGGGCGCCGCCCTGGCCCAGGATGTGGCCTCGGCCATCTCTACCTTTCTGGGCGAGGTCTACTTTGACACCACCGTGGGCGTCCCCTGGCAGTCCGAGGTGTTCGGCCAGCAGTTCAGCGCCTCCCTGGTGGGTGCCCTGCTGGAGCAGGCGGCGCTGACCGTCCCGGGCGTCGTTTCCGCCCATGCCACCGGCCTAGCCATCGCGGCCGGGGCCGTGACCGGGACCCTCGAATTCACCGATGCGACCGGCGCGGCCGCGGGCGTCACCTTCTGAGGAGCTCCGGATGACCAACGTCCCAACGCCGACCCTGACCGCCAGCGGCTACTCCATCCCGACGGCGGCCGAGAACCTGGCCGGGGTGATTCAGGACATGCAGGCGGCCTTCTCGGGCGGCCTGAACCTTTCGCTTGGCAACTCCAGCAGCCTGACCACGCCCATGGGCCAGCTATCCAGCTCGCTGGCGGCCATCAAGAGCGATGCGGACGCCCAGTTCCTGGCGACCGTCTCGGCTTTCGATCCCCAGTACGCTACCGGGCGGGCCCAGGACGCCATCGGCAACATCTATATGATGACCCGGGAACCGGCCCAGGGAACCGAGGTTACTGGCGCCTGCGTCGGCCTGGCCGGCACCCCGATCCCGGCGGGGGTGCCGGTGGCGGTGGATGGGGCAGGGGTCCTCTACACCTGCGCGGGCGGCACCATCGGCACCGGCGGCTCGCTCCCCATGGTCTTCGTCTCCCAGGCCTCGGGCCCGGTCGCATTCACCGCCCCGCTCGCCATCTACCAGACCACGCCCGGGTGGGATGCCATCACCGGGGCAACCCAGACCCAGCTGGGCAACCTGGTGGAGAACGCCCAGGCCTTCGAGGCCCGGCGCCAGGCGAGCGTGGCCGTCAACGCCCAGGGGTTCGCTGCGGCGGTCCGGGCGGCGGTCTTCGCCAGCGGGGCGTCCCTGGTGCCGCCCCAGCAGCCGTCCTCGGTCTACGTCTACGAGAATCCGACGGCGGCCGCGGTGATGGCCGGCGGCATCACCCTGCCGGCGAACAGCCTCTACGTGGCTGCCGCGGGCGGGAACCCCACGGCGATCGCGCAGGCCATCCTCTCGAAGAAGAACCCGGGCTGCAACTACGCCCCCAGCGCGATCTTCACTGCCACCTGCGTGGGCAGTGCCTTGACCGTCACCGCCCTGACCTCCGGCGTCATCGCCGCCGGCCAGACCCTGATCACCGCCACCGGGCAGCCCTACCTGTCCTCGACGGGCGCCGCGGTCACCATTGCCTCCGGCAGCGGCACCGCCTGGGTGCTGAGCTCGGCCCCGGGCAGCGGTAACTTCTCTGGATCCACCGTCTGGTCGGCCACGACCGTGCAGGTCCCGGATTCCGCCTATCCGCCGCCCCAGCCGGTGTACAACGTCTCGTACACGGCGGCCGTCCCCACCCCGGTCAACGTCCAGGTCACCCTGGCGGCGATCACCCAGCCGCCCAGCAATGCGCTCTCCCTGCTGCAGGCCAGCACCGGCCTGGTCGAGGCCTTCACCGGCGCCGACGGGGGCGTGCCGGTCGCGCAGATCGGCGCCACGGTCTACGGCAGCAGGTTCAACAGCACCATCCAGGCCCTGCTGCCGGCCGGGGTCGTGATCCTGGGAGTCCAGGTCAGCACCGGCAGCAGCTGGGCCAACTCCCAGACCATGCAGATCAACCAGGTGCCCGCCCTCGGGACCATCAGCCTGGTGCTCGCATGATCGACCTCGAGCAGACCATCCAGGCCCAGTACGCGAATTCGCCCATCCTGCTGCAGCTGATCCAGAACATGAACAGCTATATCGACCCGTCGGCGAACCTGACCCTGTTTTACAACCAGGTGCAGAACGTGCTGACGGCCCAGGGCTACGGCCTGGACGTGTGGGGCCGGATCGTCGGCGTTTCCCGGACGGTTCCGATTCCCGCCGGCAACTCCAGCTTCTACTTCCGGGAGTCCGGCGTGGGCACGCCCCTGGGCCCGGGTGGGTCCGCCCCGCTTTACGACGGATCCAAGGGCACCACGCTCTACCGTCTTGGGGACACCGCCTACCGGATGCTCGTCCTCACCAAGGCCCTGGCCAATATCTCGTTCACCAGCTGCCCGGCCATCAACCAGCTGCTGCAGAACCTGTTCGGGGTCGGCGCCGCCTTCTGCTCCGACCTCGGGAACATGCAGATGCAGATCACGTTCAGCAACCTGAGCCTGCTGGATTATTACATCCTCATCAACTCCAAGATGCTGCCCCGGCCGGCCGGTGTGATGGCCTACCTGTACAACGGGTACGTGCCCGGCAAGACGTTCATGTTCCGGGAGAGTGGCGCCGGAACTCCCTTCGGCACCGGGGTTCTCTTCTCGGGCCAATACAACCCTGTCGCAATTTAAGGAGCCTCCATGGCGCTTGCTCTGCCTACCCTTATCCCGGCCGCCTGGGCCAGCGGGAGCGGCCCCAACAAGGGCTTGATCAACGCCCTGGGCACGATCACCGGAGGCGTTCTGGCTGCTGGCCCCACGCTCTCTCCCAACGCGAGCCTCATGGATGGCTTCCCCGCCATTGACATGACCAATCCGCTCGCCGGCGGCGTGGCGCCGTCCGGGGCCGACTTCAACGGGGCGCTCAACCTGGTCACGGCGTTCCAGGCCTGGGTCAACGCCGGGGGCAAGTTCCCGTTCTCGGCCACCCTGGCTGCGGCCATTGGCGGCTACCAGATCGGCAACGTGGTCCAGCTCAACAGCGGGATGGGTGAGGTGGTCAGCACCGTCGCCAACAACACCCAGGACCCGAACGCGGCCATGACCGGCTGGGCGGCCTGGGCCGGCCCCGCCTTCGCGGTCTCCCAGGCCGCCACCGCCTTCAATGCTACCGGCACGGCTCCGGCCTTCGTTCTCACGCCCACCCCAGCCCTGACGGCCCTGGCCACGAACGACTGCTACAACGTGACGTTCTCGGCCGCCGGCACTACCGGTTCGAACACCCTGAACGTGTCAGGCCTGGGTGCCAAGAGCCTCATGCAGTACGACCTCAACGGCAACCTGGTCCCCGCCGTGATCACCTCCGGCCTGGTCGCGGTCTGCCAGTACAACGGCACCTACTGGGTGGTGCTGGACGCCCTGCCGTCCTCCACTATCTCCAGCACCCAGCAGACCCTTGTCGCCAACGAGGGGGCGCCTGGTGCCACAATTCCGAGCTACAAGGTTGGCGTGATTGCAGCAAGTAAGGCTCATGCAAATATTGCCCTTGCTGCGGCGGGGACCAACTACAGCCTCATGTCTGCTGCTAATTACATTGGTAACTTGGCGTTACCGGCAAACTTCTTTGTCCCCGGAAAAACAATTAAGATCAATATGCACATCGGTATTAGCGGTGGGGTAGTATCCAGCCCAACCCTCACCCTGTATCTGGGTGGCGTCGCAATGGTGGTCATACCTACCACCGTATCAAATACCACATATGGTTTGGCGATTGAAGCCATCATCGAGTGCGTGGCGGTTGGCGCTTCAGGAGTCGCGTCGTTTTCGGCTAGCGCTTGCTATTACGGATCAAACAACACTCCGTATATGGTCGGTAATCTTGTGAGCACTGGCGTCTCTACCCTTGTGGCGAACACGCTCGACTTGCAGATTCAGCAGGCTTCGGTTTCATCCACCAATGTTGGCCTGATTTACTGCACCGTTTCGGTCTTCGGATAAGGAGAAAAAATGTCACTCGACTACTACAACAACGGCTTGACCTGGGACAACGTGGACCCTGCCTCAACGGTAACGGCCGGGTGCGTCAGATTCCCGGAACTGGCTCAGCCGTCAGCCTTGGCCGCTGCCTTTCCTGGCTACACAGCTGCCATCCAGATCAAATCCCTTACCGAGCAGATCGCCGTCCTGCAGGCCCAGATCGATGCCCTGGACGGGGGTGCCCAGGCCCGGAGCGTCCGCGCTGGACTGCTCGCCATCCTCCCGGCCGGCAATGCCGATCTGGCCCGACTCCAGGCGCTGGAGGCGTCCATTGTCCCCCTGCGGGCAGAGATCGCTCCGCTCCAGACACAGCTGGACGCAGCCCGGGTGGCGCTGACTGCTGCCACTACTCCGGCGGCATCATGAGCAGCCGCTGGAACATCCTTTGGGCGGCTCCCTGGGGCCTCGTCTCCTGGCTGGTGGTCGAGCTGCTGGTCTTCGCGCCCGTAGCCCTGGCCGGGCTGCTGCTCTTGCCGGCCCTGCTCCTGTGGGCGCCCATCGCCCAGGCCGAGAGCCGGGTGAACGCCGGGGTGCAGGTGGAGGCCTTCGCCTGGGCCTGGGCAAACACTCTTTGGGGCAACATGGAGGACGGCCTCTCGCCGGCCTGGTGGACCACCCAGTGCGGGGCGGCCGCGCCCACCTGGCGCACCCGGATGACCTGGTTCCTGCGCAACCCGGTCTGCAACATGCGGTTCTGGCCGGTGGTCAGCACGCTCCCGGAGCTGGCCCAGGTCCGCTGGATCGGCACCGACCTGATCCCGCCCGACGGCACGCCCGGGTGCTTCCTCTGCTGGCAGGGGGGCTTCGTGGGGTTCCGGTGGCAGTGCCGCAGCTGGGGCGTGTGGGCCGGGTGGAAGGTCTCGCCGGCCGACCGGGCCGGCTGCGGGGACTACCGACGGTTCGGGATCGGGACGGCCGGGCAGGTCATGCGATTCTCCTGACCTGCGTGCGTGCCACCAGGGCCTCGGGGCTTCGGCCTCCGGGGCCTTTCTTGTAGGCTCTTTCGGAAAACGGCGTTCGCCACTTTCTCGCCACACCCCTAAAATCGATCTCGAATTTGCAGCACTTACATCTAGAACAGGGAAGAATGAGTCCCGGGTAACTGGCAAGTAGGCAAAGAAAAGCCCCTGATTTCTCAAGGGCTTTTTGGTGGTCCCGACACGATTCGAACGTGCGACCCTCAGATTCGTAGTATTAAGCCGGCATAGCAACCATGCGGGTTTGCGGGCGGCGCTCGCCACTAACCCGCCACAGGGCAAACGTTGCATTGGTTTTTGCTGGTTTCATGTCGGTTCTTTCTAAGTTAGAACCCCATTCCCTTGGCCAGCTTCTTTTGTGCTTCCTTCTTCACTTCGTCCGACTCCTCATAGTAATCCAGTGTCGTCGCCTTGGACTTGTGCCGAGCCATCGACTGCACGTCCTTGAGCGGGACCCCCATGCGCAGCAGGTGGGTGATCCAGGTCCCCCGGGTCCGGTGGGCGGTGACCCCGGCCGTGCCCATGGCCTTGCAGGCGGCCGCCATGGCGCGCCGGGTGAAGTTCTTGGGGTGGGGCAGCTCCTGTCCGGCCACGGTCTTCCAGGGCATGATGAGCCCCATGCGGGGGGTCTCGCCGCGCAGCTCCAGCAGGTGCTCGTACAGCCAGTCCGGAACGTCGATGGGTTTGGCCTCCTTGCCCTTGGTGGTGAACTCGCCGTCGACCAGGCGCCCGGGGATGTAGGTGTGGGCTTCCCAGTTGACCCACTCCCACCGGGAGCCCAGGGCCTCGCTCTCCCGCAGCCCCAGGCCGGCCATGAGGGCGGAGGCCGTGTAGACGAGGGGGTTCCGCGCGGCGGCCCGCACCGCCTCCAGCCATGGCTTCACCATCGCGAGAGGGAGGATCTTCTTCGGCACCTTCTGCTGCTTCGGCATCTTGATGTCGTAGGGCTTCTCCGGGATGAGCTTGCACCGGATGGCCCAGCCGATCAGCAGGTTCAGGGTGCGCATCCAGCCGTCCACGGTGGCCTTGGTGCGGGGCTTCAGCGGTGCCTTGGGGTCGGGGGCCGGCTTCCCGGGCACCACCCGGTCTACACGGCCCTGCCGGTGCGCCTCCCTGGCCAGGGTGACCAGCTCCGTGGACAGGCGGTCAATCTTCACATCGTCCATGCCATGGCTGTCCCAGTCGTTGACGTTCCTCCAGTGGCCCAGGCTCACGGCCGGGGCGATGTGGGCGTCCAGCCACCTGGTGCGCAGGCCGCCCAGGGTGGGGATCGGTTCCTTCCCCTGGGCCCGGGCCTCGGCCTCCTTGAACGCGTCCATGGCTATCTTGTTGGCCTGGCCCTGGACGCTGGTCCCGGTGGACTTCTGGGTCCGCACTCCGCCCACCTGGAACCGGTAGTGGAAGATCCCGTTGATGCGCCAGAGTTTCATGCTGCCGCCGCCCCCCGGTGGAAGTGGCGTTTGTACCACTCCCACACCTCGGACCAGGAGAAGAGCAGGGACCGGCCCTCACGCACGTAGGGCATGCCTTGGGTCTGCCATGCCTGGATGGTGATAAAGGCCACGCCCAGGCCCCGGGGGGAGGCCTTGAAGCAGGCGGACAGGTCCTTCCAGGGGATCAGGTCGCGGCCGTGGAGGATTTCTTCGATGGTCTTCATGGTTTCTCCGATGGGGTGTTCGCGGTGGCCGGCTCCGAATGCGTCAGGCGGTCCTGCCAGTTCGCGATGTAGAGGGCAGCCAGGCCCGGGTCATGGATCACCAAGAGGTTCTCGGCGTTGGACTTTTCGGCTGCCGCGGTGAAGTTGAAGCTGCCGGTGATGACCGTTCCGCCGTCGATCACCATCACCTTGCTGTGGGCGATTCCGCGGACGGTGTCGATCCAGACCGGGATGCCGGCGGCGCTGACCATGGCGAGGTCGCTCCGGCGGTCCTTCTCCTGGCTCTTGTCGAGGATGATGCGCACGTCGACGCCCCGGGTGTGGGCTGCCACCAGGGCGCCGGCGATCGGCGCGGAGGTGAAGCTGTAGGCCTGGACCAGGACCGTCTTCCGTGCGCCTGCGATGGTGGACACCACGGCCTCGGTGCATCCGCCGTGCGGGCTGAAGAAGACCTGGACCTGGGCGTCGTGTAGCACCAGGTCGGCGGCATTGGCCGGCAGGAGGGCGAGGAGGATGAGGGTGGCTCGAAGTTTCATGGCTTAATCCTAGAGGCCCGAAGCGCGGGATGCGCATGGACAGGCTCAGCGGAGCATGTGGTGGGCGATCAAGACCACGGTTACCCACGCTACGACGGGGACCACGATCCAGGCTAAAACGGCGTGGACATTGAGTTTCATGGTTCTGCTCCTGTAAAATCGTCGGAACCAAAGAGCACGTAGAGGTAGCCGGCCAGTGTGGCGGCCACACCCAGGCCCAGCACGATGGGTGGGAGGTGGATGCCCAGGTAATCCGGGCGGGCAGGGGGGATGACCATCGGCCGGGGCCGGGCCGGCGGCGGGAAGATGCGGATGAACGCCCACATGAGGATCCCGAATCCGGCCCAGAATGCGGCGGGGGTGGCGAGCAGGCGCCGGATCAGTTCGTGCTCGTTCACGGGGATCTCCATGGTGGGGGCCGGGCGGGCCGGCGGGGGAATGGTTGGGGTGGGAACGTCCCGGGCCGGCCGCTGTCCCAGCAGCAGCTCCAGGTCGAAGCGGAGGAGGTCGTGGGCCTGGGCCCAGGCGGTCAGGGCGGGGATGTCGGTATGGCCGGGCCGGCTGGCCTTGTGGGCCTCGACCCGGGCCCGGGCGGTGGCGATGGCCGCCTCCAGCTTCGCGGGGCTCATGGCCGGCTTGGGATGGTCGTGGCCGACGGGGGAGGTGAAGCGGGCGGCGGTCACTGGACCTTCCGCTGAATCTCGACGCCGGGGGCGATGCTGTCGGCGTTCACCAGGCAGGGGTGGAGGAACTGCACCTTGGGAACAGAGCGCTCCTTGCCCGTCCAGTAGAGGTGCCAATGCCCTGCCCGGAGGTGGGGCCGTGGTGAGCCGTGCGGACTTGCAGGCTCAGTGGCTTGGTTGTTTTGCCACTTTCGTAGCGCGGAACAAAATCGTCCTCCCACTGCGCCACAGATAGCGTCCGTTCTCTCCCATCCGGCAAGGTTGCGCGCTCTTTTCCCGGTCTTGCCTGGAATCACCGTTTCGGTAAGGTCTCCGCCAGTTAGGAACAATGCCACATTGAGCACAATTCCCAAAAATTGTATGACGGTCTCCCAATAGTCTGGGTCAAAAAACCCAGGTGTAGCTTTATACTCTTCTATTACTTCTCTGAATGTTTTACCGTTTTCTGCCGGAATACATACTGACAAATTGTGAGTAACCAATATGATATTTCGCACTCCGAATCCATAGCTCTCTTCGGCCATGTAGAATTCAAATCCACCACTATTATCTATATACGCTCCAATATATATACATTCATGTGGTAACTGTAATGCATCGGATGGAATATCAAGCGGGCTGATATTGGACTTAAGAAGCTGTTCCAGTAATGACATGGGGAAGTCATACGCTACCCGTGGTCTCCCGTTAAAGAGAAGGGCTCCAGACTTCATTCGCATGTTTTCTATAAGATTCCTTTTGGCTTTCTCTAGATCACAAAAGGATCCTTCCATTTCAAATATTTCTCCGAATTTGGCCGGTTCATCCGTGATGAAAGATGGCGGATTGGACCGGATAAACCCGTTCAGGCGTTCTAATGCGTGCATCACCATCACATCGCCTCCATGAGGTCGAACAGGGACTGCTGGACCCAGCGGGGGGCCGGGGCGGGAACCGGGTCTTGGATCCCGAGCAGGGCCCGGGCTGTGGCCATGCCGGCCGGGCCGGCCTCGGCCGCCTGAGTCTTCGCGCCCTCCGACCATGAACGGTGGAACCAGGCGTAGACGGCGGGGTAGGGCGCGAGCTGGTCCTGCAGTGTCTCCAGGTCCTGGAGCCGGGCCGCGTCGTAGATCGACCACATGCCGGCCCAGGTGGCCTGGTGCTGGGGCGGGATCTGGGATCCCCAGGGGGATTCCGGTTGGGGATGGCGGGCGGCCAGGTAGTTCAGGAGCTCCACCCGGGCCAGCTCGTTCTGCCGGCTCCGGATGTCCTCCGGGTCGTTGAGATCGGCGCGCATGTGCCGGACCCACCACACGTCCACCAGGGCCACCGTCCCGATCCCCATGGGGCCAGGGACGAGCGTCTCGGGGTCGCCCTCCTCCACCGGGTCGGGTTCGGGGGCCAGTTCGGTGACGATCAGAGGCTCCCCGTCCGGACCGAACGGCAGCGGTTGGCTCGCCTCCTCCTGGCTCAGGCCGGCCTGGAGCCCATCGATATAGTCGGCCAGCACCTTGCGGCCGTCGATCCGGTCCAGCGCGTTGAGGAAGGCCTCGTGGGTCCGCTCGCCCTGGACGATGCGCAGCTGGCCGCGCGTGGCGGTCCGAGCCCAGTCTCCCCGGGCCGCGTCCCAGTCCATGGCCAGGTGCCATCCACCGCGCCATGGGCCTGCCAGGTGGGTGGCGCTCATGCCAGCTCCCAAGCGTTTTCCGTCTCCGCGAGCAGGGCCTGGCACTCCAGATCGGCCTCCTGGGCGGCGCGGATCCGCTCCTCGCTCCACCAGCGCGGGCAGGTGTCGCGCACCCGGCGCATGGCGGCGACGAGCTTCAACTGCATGTTGATGGCGGTGTCGAGTTGATTCATGGGGTCACCCCCTCCTGTTGGGTTCGGTGAGGACGGCGTAGAGGACGATCCCGCCGGCGGCGAGGCTCACGGCCCAGGCGCAGATGATCGGGATCATTCATCACCCCCGTGGCCTTCCGCCAAGCGGAACTTCTTCCGGCAGATCCGGCAGATCAAGAGCGAGAAGCCGCCCCCGATCCCGATGTAGCGGAACCCTTCGGGGTGGGTTTGCCCGCAGTACGGGCAGGTAGTGGGTTGATGGTTCATGCGACCACCCTCAGAAAGCCTTCCCGGAACAGCCAGGCCTGGGTCCGGTAGGCGGCGCGGTAGAACATGGCCCGGCGTTCGGCCAGGGGGAGGACGGGGCCACCCTCTGGCCGGCCGTCGATGATGTTGTGGCAGCGGCCGCAGCAGTAGGCCAGCACGTCGTTGGCCTTGAGCCCGGCGCCGTGGCCGTCCTCCAGGGCATCGGAGTGGCAGCCGACCATCTCGCCCTCGTGTCCCCCGCTGCAGGACATGCAGTAGGGGGCGAGTTTGGCCAGGTCGCGCAGCGCCTGGCTGCGGAAGGCGGGGGTCTTGGGGTAGGGGGTGCCGGCCATATCAGTACGTGATCGCCACGTGCCGGACCTGCCGGTTGTAGATGGCGAGCAGCACCGCCTTGCCCGCGGCTTCGTCGCCGGCCAGCAGCTTCAGTAGGTCGTCCAGTGCCTCGCGGTTGAAGGCCCGGCGGTGCTCCACGTCGGCGGCGGCTGTGGCCGCCTCGTCCTCCTCCTTCTTCTTGGCGGCGGCCGCACGGTCTCGCTCAGCCTGGGCGGCGCGCTCCGCAGCGGCTTCCGCATCAGCCTTGGCCTTCTCGGCGGCAGCTTCCGCATCGGCTTTCGCTCGGGCGGCCGCGGCTTCGGCGTCAGCTTTCGCTTTGGCGGCGGCCGCCTCAGCGTCGGCCTTGGCCTGGGCCGCGGCGGCCTCGGCATCCTTCGCCCGCTGCTCGGCGGCGGCCTTGTCCCGCTCCGCCTTGTCGAGGGCGTCCTGGGTGTCCTTGCGGGCCTTCTCGTCAGCCAGCTGCCGGCGCTTGGCCGCGGCCTCCGCCTCCCGCAGCCGGATCAGCTCGGCGGCGTCGGCGTCCTCCTGCTCCCGCTTCTTCCGCAGGGTGTGCAGGGCATCCAGCGCCTCAGCCAGTGCCAGGTGGGCGTCCTCAGCGAAGTCCGGGGCGGCGCCCAGGTCCAGGGCCTCGAGGCGCTCGATCTCGGCCAATACCTGGGCGGCGGGGGCGGCGGCGAACCGGCCCGGGGCGTCGAGGATGTCGCGGACGAACGCCTGCTGTGCGGCCTGGGCCATTTCCCAGGCGGTGAGCGGCGCGCGCACCTCGTCGCGCAGGCTGTCCAGTTCGTCGCGCATGGCCTTGCGGTTCGCGTCGATGGCGGCGGGGAGGGTCTTCAGTTTGGCAACCTCCTCCTTCCCGGCGTCGTCCAGGCGGCTCTTGCACCGGGCCACCTGGTAGGCGACGGAGGCGGTGATCTTCCGGCCAGCCTCGGTGGTCATGTCGGGCTTGTGGGCTCGGGCCATGGTGGTGATCAGGTCGATGATGGGCCGGAGGCCGCCGGGGGTGCTGAATACCTCCAGGCGCTTGTCGGGCTCGACGGTGGCCACCTTCTCGGGCTCGATGATGCCCTCCAGGGGGGCCTCGTCCAGCACCCGGGCGCTGGTGCCGTCCAGCACCAGGTCGGCAGCAGCCCGGCGGGGGGCGCGCTTGGCCTTGGGCGCCAGCGGGGTGATGGGGGCGGTTCCGATTTCCAGGTCATCCATGGGTCACCTCAGAGGGGCAGTTCATCAGCGGGGGCGGGGGCATCAGCAGGCGGGGGCGGTGCGGCCTGGGCCGGCGGATCGGCGGGTGCCGGGGCGTGGCCCTGGGCCGGCCCGACGTGGTGCATGACCATGGGGATCGGCTTCCGGCGCGGCAGCTGGATGCTGATTGGCATGTCGGCGGGGATGTCGGGGCTGCCCCAGACGCGGATGGCCGGCTCACCGTTCCAGGTGCTGGGGAAGAAGGTCACCCGCTTGCCGACCCAGCCGGAGAGCTTGTCGCCGAACATGTGCTTGATGCTCAGGCCGTTGGTTTTGCAGCAGACCAGCTCCAGTTCGGTCTCGTTGAAGGAGAGGATGGCCTTAACCTTCTTCCCGTCGTCGCCCTCGAGCTCTTCGAGGTTCGCGTCCTTGAGGGTGAGGGTGACGTTCTTGCCCTCGAACAGGCCGGCCTTGAGGAACCTTCCCGGAAAAAGTGCGTCGTAGCTGGTGGGCTTCTTGATTGCCATGGGAGGCTCCTATGCGCTGAGGCCGATGGTGGATAGATCGTCGTCTTCGTCCTGGCCGCCGGCCCACGCCGGCAGGTCCAGCGTCATTTCCTCTGTGGCCCGGGCCGGCCAGATGCCGGTTTCCTCGCAGCGCTGCAGGGTGGCCTGGATGCGCTGGTAGTCCTCGTGGCCCCGGGTCAAGAAGGCCTCGGTGGCGTCATACACTGCCGGCTCGTAGGGGGCCGTCTTCTCGATGGCCAGGGTCACGAACCGGGGATAGATGTCGGTGAGGGTGTAGAACCCGTCGCTGTACAGGCTGAACTGGAGGTGGTAGCCCATGTCGAAGGCGTCGGAGCAGAACCGGCGCCGGCCGCTGTTCCGGGTGCTCTTGAGGTCACACAGGATCCAGGAATCGTCCAGGTACGTCAGCCAGTCGATCCGGCCGTGCACCTTCCGGCCGGTGACGGGATCCACCCACTGGATGGTGACCTCGGCCAGGCCCCGCTTCAGGTACCGGGCCGCGGGCTCGTGGGCCAACAGGGCGGAGTGCATGCCCTTCACATCGGCGAACTCGGAGGCAGAGAGGATGGACTTGCCGGCGTTGGCAGCCTGAAACTCCTTCCATGCGTTTCCGCGCTTGTCGCCCTGGTCCCACAGCACGTAGTCGGTGCGCATGCGGTGCGGCTCCAGGACGGCGGTGTGCACCGCGGTGCCCAGGGCCATGGCCGGCGTGCTGGTGTGGTCCGGGTGGTCCAGGGCCCACTTGTAGGCCAGAGGCGACTGCAGGGCCTTCTTGAGCTTGGAGGCGCTGTCGCCGGGCAGCTGCAGATACTCGTCGAAGGGGATCCCGCAGGTGATGCCGGGGACCTGGTTGGCGGCGATGGATTCGAGGGTGATCATGAGGCCTTCCTTCTGTGGGTGACGCCGCACAGGGCGTCGATCTGGTGGGCGGTGAAAAGATGGATGGATGGCGAGTCAGGCATTTGGAAATTGGCGGCTTCGGCAAGACAATCCACACAGAGGACGCCGTCGGACTCCATCTCCATGTCCAAAATGGATCCGCACTCCTCGCAGCGCGGCTGCTCAAAGGGGTAGGGGAATTCATTGCACATCAGGCCACCTCGGCTTTTAAGCAAAGAGGAAGGTGCCCCCAGAGTTCGCCCCGCACGATTCGGGATACGTTAGGGCTGCAAATTCCGAAGATATTACCGACCGCCTTCTGCGTTTCCCCGTGGGCCACCAGGAAACGGATTTCCATTACCTGGGCGTCTGTCAGCTTTGCGTGACTATTTGTGGTTCCGTAGGCCTGGCGGTGTCGCTGTCCTCGCTGTGCCATGTTTTCCTGGTGTGTGCCAAGTTCTAGGTGGTCAGGGTTGCAACAGAAGGGGTTATCACAGAGGTGAAGGATGTGCATTCCTGCCGGGATCTCGCCTTTGTGGACGAGATAAGAGAAGCGATGCACCGCCACCCCCTCGCCGCCGGTGCGCCGGAAGAATCCGTAGCCGTGGTTGAGATAGCTTCCGGCCCACAGCCAGCAGCCGGACATGGGCTCAAAGTGCACAAACTGAAAGAATCGCTCCATCTCGGGCTTGCCGCGCATGTTCATGCCGCCACCTTCAGCGGAGCGATGGGCTCGGGATTGCGGGGCTTGCGCGGCGCTGGCCTGAAGGGTACGATTTGCATTGTGTCCTCCTGCATGAGGCGCGCTTTTGCTAGCCCCCTCTTGTCCAGGGGGCTTTGCTTTGTGGCGCGGGGGTGGGATTGGCGGGGCCTATGATGGGTGGTGCGAATCAACCATTCAGGGAGGCCCCATGGGGAGCATCGAAATTGCCTGCCCGAGCTGCGGCGAAAAGCGGCTCAAAGTCGAGGTTGAGGGAAACGGTGTAGACGATCTTCTGGGTGCCGTCTGCCAGGGGTGTGGTCACACCTTTACCGAAGACGACGTTCGCCGGCTCCGAGAGCAGGTGATCGATGCGGCCAAGGAACTGGCCCTCGACACCGTTAGGGAGTCCCTCCGGAAAGCGTTCCGCAAGTAGCCGAGCCACTTCCTCGACCTGCTCCTGGAACCTCGTGGTGTCCAACATTAGATCGGCGAGGGTGGTGGTCATCGTTGGGGCTCCGGGGCGGTGGGGTGCTGTTTGATGGAGGCGGTAGGATCAGGGAAACGCGAGGTGGCGAATGGATTTCTGGTCCGGACTACTTACCGGGGGAATTGGGCTCTGGCTTATCCAGCGGATTGACGGAGGCTGGAAGGGGGCCTTGGAGCGGAAGGGTAAGGAGAAGGACGCTCTTGCCCTCCTCCGGGGACTGCCACCAGATGCCAAGGGAGCCCTGGCAAACTACAAAGTCCATGGAACCCACACTCTTTGGCTCTCTCCCAGGGACCCAATGCTTCACTACCTCTCGGAACTCAATCTCCTTATCCAGGGAAGCCCTCGCGGATTTGCCCCGACTGAGCCAGTCGCCTTCCTGGTCGTCCCAAGGGTCTGGAAGCTCATGGACCGCTGGATCGCCGGCGCCCCAGAAATCGCAAAGATCATCGGCGAT